CATTGCGATCAATAACATCTGGTGTGTTATTGGTTTCATCACATATAACGAGGAAGTCTTGAATACCTCTCTTCGCTTGAACATCCCTTAGGAATGGTTCTACAATGTTGATGAAGTTTGATCTTGTGCCTGAATCGTTGAGTTCAAATAGAACAGATTTAGCAGCGTTCTCAATCGCCTGTTCAATTGTGATGAACAATCTTCTTACGTTGATTCTGTCAAATGCAGATTCAAATGAGAGAGCAGTTTTGTCACCGAATAGTACGATGCCGTCACCAGGTCTTGATGTGATTGGGTTAATTCTATTTGAGTAGAGTTGATCCCTTGCATCTTGACCAGGATTGAACGCTAGTTTTACAGCAAAATTCAATCCACCCCTAGTATTACCTGCTGGTGAGAACCATGGGAAGAAGTCTCTGTCTGTTCTTACCATACAACCTGCTACGTCAGCAGAACAAGGCATATAAACAAACTTTTTATTGAACCTATCATACACATACTGGAATCCTGAGTCGAATACAGCGTATGATGACGATGTAAGAGGACTAAAGAATGATATGACATTCGATAACTGAGTCGCAGAGTCTGTGACATTTACCACAGAACCTCTGTTTGGTGATATCACCGCAACACAGTCTTTTCTGCCTTCTGCTATCGAGATAAGTTTGTTTGCTTTTGCTTGCTCTTCTTCTTTTGATCCAGAGCATCCACCTTGTAGTAGGAATCTGATGTCACTGTCTACAGGGTCTGTAAACTTCTCGTAAGAAGTCAACACATCACCTAGTGGTGCATTGTATACTCCCACACCTGTGTAATCAAGTCCACCTGTTAGTGAATAACCTTGATTACCTATAGAACTGAATTTTATATTCTTAGCGTCCTGACCCCATGCACCTTCAGCAGCAGTTATAGATGTGAATCCAGTTACACCACCTGGTAGTACCAGTGTTCCGTGATGTGAATCGTCTGCGTTTGTTACGTGAGCACCAGAGAATATGTACTCTGAATTAGATGCTAAGAAATCTTTATAGAATATCGCTTCGTTGCCAGATGCTACTCCATCTTTGGCTTTGGATAAGTTTGGAAATTTCTCCAAAATTGATCCGACATTTCCAGTGACTCCACCACCAGCATCAACAACAACAACGTGGATAGCGTCATTCGTTCCATCTCTATTGGATACATAATTATTTGTTTTTGGTTTGTTGAGCACTGCTCTCCATTTGAGAGTAGTGAAATCTGAACCACCGTCTGCTACACTTGTGAGTATATTCTGACTGTTATACCAGTCAGCAGATGTGATTGTTGAACTCTTACCTACAGTTGTTCCACTATTGTTCACGATGTTGAGCATCGTGCCAGTCTTGAACTCAAACTGTGATCCTGATGTATAGTCAACTAACTTTTCTGAACCATCAATGACAGTGCTTACGACTTTTATGTCGATTGTTGTCGATGATTTGCCAGTAACCACACCCTTCAGTATACCTGATGCAGCAGTGACTGTACCAACACCAATTGTATTACCTGTCAAGTGTTGTGTGACAGCAAATCCTACCTTAGTTGCAGCGATTGTGCCTGTCTCTAAGGTTGGTGTGATGATTTGATCGGCAGCATTATCAATGATTGCTACCTTTATATTCTCTGACCAGTGGCCAGGATTTTTGGCAGCGAAGTACCAGTTGGTACCGCTTGCCTCATTGTTATTGTAATCTTCTAATCCTTCTAGTAGAAGAGTTGTGTTTGCCAAACCAACAGCAGCGTTTGCTGTGTTTAGGTCACCACCAACAGATCTAACTATATCTAACTTACCACCGTATGATAAGAAATTTGATGCTGCAAACCACGTTTCATAGTGATAATCAGTGGTACCCACTCCTGGTTTACCAAATATCTCAACTAATTCATTCTCATTATTGACTCTGGTGATTTCGTTACAGGGTCCCTTTGCGAAGGGAGCAGCTAGCCCACCAACAACATTGAGAGTAAAATCTACTCCGCCTCTTGTGAGGTCAACCTCTCTAACTGAAATACCTGGAGATGCAAGTCTTAATGCCATTCTAACTCCCTATGGGTCCTTCTTTTTAGACTGAAATTATTTATAAAAACCTGTGTCTATCCATTGTACTCCCACATATATGACCTATCTCCATACTCATCTGCCTTCTTCCATCTCTCACCATCACTGTCAGTCAAATCATCTTCTTCTAATCCATCAAGCACAAAACCGAATGGTGCCATGTCCTGTTCTATAGCATTCTTTTGTTCTTCGTATATACGTTTCCTCACATCCTGATCTGTCATCTCTTTGAAATAATCCTGTGCCACCAACCATGAGAATATAACAAGACACATAGCAAGGTCATCATTACAACCCTCTTCTGCTTCAAACGATTGTTTCTTCTGTATGAACGTGGTCAATTCAGATATAATATTATAATCACAGAATATAAGTTTGTCCTCTTCTATCAGTGTCTTCAGGTTAGAGCAACCTACCTTCTTTGTAGTGGTGCTCATCTTGACACCCAATTGTGTTTTGACACCAGAGAATCCTGATCCAACTATCTGACCTGCTCTACCTCTCATAGCAACCATTAGTAAGTTTTCATATTCTAGATCATAGAATAGTATGGATGCCACCTGATCACCAATATCATTTACCTCACAAAGAACATATGCATTGTTGTATGCTTTTGCCACATCATGTATGATAGATGGAAACAACATAGGTTTGACCTCGTTGTCTCTATACGTAGCAACTATCTTGTATGGGAACTCTGTGATGTCTGCAACTATGAAGGCACTGTAGTCTTTTGATATACCTCTTGCCACATCCACTGTCACGATATAATCTCTTTTCTCAAATGGTCTCTCATACACAGAAAGTTTACCATTTTGCTCTATAGGTTGTTCATATACCAGTGCCTTGAGTTTTGATGCTGCTATCAGTGTGTCTACAGATCCTAGGAACTCACACTCAAACTCAATAGCAAACTGTTGTTTGCTAGTGTTCTTTATAGTCTGTTCTTTCCACTTGGCATTTCTACCTGGCACCTCAGACCAATGCACTTCCGTGGGACAATACTCGTTCTGACCACGCTCCGCATCATGCCACATTCGATAGAAGTGGTTCATACCATGTGGAGTAGATACTATTATAACCTTTGTAGATTTACCAGAAGATATAGTAGGATACACAGACGCAAAGAAGTCATCTGCAAGATGGTTCTGCACGAATGCAAACTCATCAAGGAAGATGATATTGAATGACATACCTCGAACTGCTGATGCAGATGTAGATGCTGCTATTATTTTTGATCCGTTTTCGAGTTCCATGGATCCTTTGTTCCATGCGACGATGCCTTGCTGCATCCACCTCGGCAAGTTTTCATACGCCAATTGTAATCGTCCGAGGAGATCTCTAGCAGTCGCTGCTTTATTAGCGAGGATTCCGATGTTAACATTATCGTTGAAGATAGCGTAATGGAGTAAGTATGATACCACAGTTGTAGACTTTCCAGTCTGTCGTGGCATTTTACAAATATTAAACCTATGCTTATGAAAATTCTTTATAAGTTTCTTTTGAAACTTGTACATGTTGAAACTGACAAGACCCTCGTCAACGTTCACAATTTTTATATGTTTCTCAGTGAAGTATACTGGATTGTCTTTACATTTTAAAAATTCTTTTATATGATCTTCGGTAAATTCTGTCTGTGTGTTTGCTTTTTTTAGATTAGGATTGCCGAGATAAATGTCACTCATAATTTAGGGAGTTTTGTCAATAAATTGTTTAAATGTAATTTTAGATTCTTTTGCAAATGATGACGTACCAAATGCACCACTCACAGCAGAAGTAGATCTCTTTGCTATACTACCTGCCTTTCTAACAACATCACCTGTTTTCTTTACAGCATCACCCGTTTTCTTTTTGAGGTTTTGTGCTGTGTCTTTTACTTTATCATCTCTTTCTTTCGTATCTCTTTTCTCAGCATCACCTACTTTTTTCATCTGTCTCATCGAACCAGAAGTAGTATTTTTTCTACTATCAGTAGGTCCGTCCATAGTGGACATATAACCTTGTGTCTTTTTATTTCCGTCTTGATCATATAATTTTTTATCAAATTCTTTTCCTTTTACAATATTACCTTTATCATCCTTTTCAAATTTTCTATACTTAGGATTCTTTACGTTTCTACGTGTGATAAGTTTTGCTTTGCCAACGTTCTTTGACGTTTTTGCTGCTACTTTACCACCTTTTGCTGCTGCCTTGGCACCTGCTTTTGCAAGACCTGCTACCACTTTTGTCGCTGCAGCGACTACTGGTGCTTCGTTGATGTTTTCCATGTGTTTATTTATCCTTGCCCATTTGCTTCAACATTTTCTGAAGATCAGAAGTGCTGCCTACAAACA